CCAGACCTCTTAAACTCGTAATCAATACCGCTTCGCTTTAACTCTCTTTTGATTTTATATGCTTCAAACTGAGTGTTTATCATCTTGGCACCTCCTACTCATTGAGGATGCCTGAATTAAACGGTTTGAAGCGAGATGCCAATCGCTTAAAATAAGCTGAAGTATCTTGCGTGGATAAACCACTGACAGATATTGTAGAATCTTCAGACTTAATGATAAGCATCTCATAAATGGTAGCATTGACGTTACCATTGTTCTTATCCAGATAATACTGGAAGTCATCCTCTTCAAAATAAGGTGACTGAGCCTCTCGTACTTCTTTCTTGATTCTTTCAATATCCAGCATAGGCTCACCTCTTACTCACCGTCAATGAAAGACTTGATAATCTCCTTAGCTTCGTTGGCGTTCTTAGTACCTGAGATGTCAATCTCCTTAATAGCTGCAAAACGCTTCACCTCTTCCTTATTCCACTGAGAAATAGGCTTTTCGAGAGTCTCTTCTACGAAAATCTCGTCCTCAGTCTTTTCAGGAGCCTTAGGAGTCTTTGCACTCACTGCAGCCTTCTCATTCATAATGGTATACCCCTGACGAGAATAAATCCCGTCAAAGGCACCACGAGTCACTTCAAACGCATTTACACCATTCGTAATCTTAACCATAGTTCAGTCCTCCTTTACTTATATTTTACTTAGGCTGCATTAGTGTCCAAGATGTAAACCTGGTCAGCAGCTTCGAAGGAAGGTAGACAAATCATAGAAACGATAGTCTCAACCTGAACAGGGTCAGCCTTCTGAACGGTAGTAACGGCAACACCAGTATCAGTGATAGATACATTCGCAACAGAACCGGACATGAGGTCAGATTCAGCAGGAGTAGTACCAAACCAAGTCTTACCAAGGTCACTGTCAGGGAACATAACAAAAGTGTTTTCAGGCATGAACTTAGCAGTCTGCTCATTCTCATCCTTGTAACGCTTATCGTTAACAACAACATCGATTTCAAGCTCGTCCATAATGTGCTGACGAAGCTGCTTATCAGAGATAGCACCAGCACCATTTGTAAGAACGAAGATTGCCTTTTTAATCTTTTCGTTGTTGCGGATGTCTCTCCAAGTCTTGCCATCACACATAGCACGAGTGATAACAGCACCGGTCTCATCCTGAATCTTTTCCTTAGCAACTCTGATGTCCTCGATAGGGTCAGAAGTAGCATGGTCAGACCAAGATACAGCAGCATTGCCCTTATGAGTTACACCATAGTCAAAGGTAAAGCTCTGACCATTTGCAGCCATAGAGATAATACCAGTAGTAAGTGCCATCATACGCATTCTCTCACGAGAAGCACGAGCACCACGAAGCAGACGAGTTTCATCGTCAAAAATCTTGTTCATTACAGAATCGATGTAAGCCTGGTTGCCAGTCTCAAGAACAAGATTGAGTTCCTGACGAAGCTCCTCATCAATATAGGTAGACTCCTTGAAGTACGGCATCTCTGCAGTAAGCTTTTCAAAGCCAATACGTGCACGAGGAATTGCATGCGCATCAAATGCGGAAGTCTTAAGTACAACAGGCAGACCTTTGCTACCCTTAATCCACTTGAGGGAAATGCCACGCTTCTTGTCATCAGGGAACAGTTCTTCGCAAGGATACGGAGCTTCGTCCTGAGTGAGCTCTTCCCAATATGCAACGAGTTCAGTACTCTGCATCAAATCGAAAATAGTCATCTCTTATGTCCTCCTTCTCTTACGCCTTCATGAACGTAATCTGTTTAGAAGCTCCGGTTGCACCAACTGCAGTAGTGATTGCAGCAGCAACATCGGAATCCACACGATTCACATTCACAAAACCAAAAATCAAAGCAGTGCCATTGGCATCGCCATCAGTTACATCAACGTCATGCAAAACAACTGCATTCATTGCCGTAGTACCGTCAGCCTTAACAGCTGCAGTCTGAAGATTCATCAAGTCAATCTTGATAGGGGTACCTGCCTTTACGATTTTCTTGTTGCCTACGGTAGCACCAAGAGTCTGAGGCACGATACAACCAACAGAACTCTGAAGCTCAACATTAGCAAGAATCTGCTTAGTTGCAGTCAGAGTAGTCTTAGAAATACCACTACGATTCAGCATTCTTATATACCTCCATATTATTTGTTGTTGCCCCAGTAACTGGACTTTTTACCAGTACCACGGCGCTGTGCAGCAAGACGAGCACCAAGACCTTTTTCCTCGCCTTTCTTCTCCTTATCGGAGTTCTTAACAGAAGAACCAGTTCCCTTCTGACCAATCTTGCCTTTTCCTTTGTCCTTTTCACCCTTGTCATCATCTTCGGATTCACCGAACCAAATAGGATACTTAGTCTTAAACTCACCAATGATAGTCTTCAGGTCAGAATCCTCAGTCATCTTTGCAAGCGCAAGAGTAACCACATCATCTACATACTGAGTTTTTACACCCAACATCATAGCTTCAGCTTTAGCTTCTGCAACCTGAGCTCTCTGCTCGGCTTCGTTCGTTTTGGTCTGATTTTCGGCATCCTTTTCGGCAGCCTTCTGCTCATCAGTCTTCTGGCTTTCGATAAGTGCCTTAACCATTGCAACCATCTTGGAGTCCTTAGGGTCAATACCCAGTTCCCTAAGAGCAGCGCTGCGACCCTGATTCTTTTCACGGGTCATCATCTTGTTTACCTGCTCCTGGGTGAAAGTCTTATCAGACTTGCCTTTATCGTCTCCGCCTTTGTCCTTGCCAGATTTATCATCTTTACCGGACTTTCCAGAATCATCCTTGTTGTCGTCCTGGTTCTCAACGTCCTCGTTCTCTTCAATTTCCTCATCAGTGAGGTTGTTCTTTGTTTCTTCAGCCATTTTAATTTCCTCCTGTTCCATGATTCTCATGGTAGATATTTGATAGTTTGTTCCTTGTGATTGTTTTCAGACGCCACAAAGGTAAACGTACCTGGGAACATCTTATTCACTTTATCTACGTATTCTTCAAGACGTTGTTTCTTTTTGAATACCATAGAGTTTAGCATTCTTGCCATTTCCTGATTATTGCTACCATGGTTTCTTCGTATCCTCTTTTTTGTTTTCTCAAGGTCCTCCACTAATTCATAGTAACGTCTATCTTGAATGGATATACGGTAAATCTTATTACACTTTGGACACGCAAAATAAACCAGAGTAACCGGCACACCGTTCAATTCAACAATAGCCTCATGTATTCCCACAGCTTCCAAGTAAAACTCATGTTTGCACTCATCACACACGATTATTGCTTTTTCCTGACTCATACCGAAAACCTCAGCACAAAATCGGAATCCGTTTCGTTGTCGTGCAGCAACTTACCGGTGTATTGTTTCATAAGATTCATCCTGTAGTCAGACAGGTGCTGTCGAGCTTTCTTGAATTTAGCTGATTGCTTTTGTGGAATTTCTTTGCCCTTTCTTTTTGCAACAGATAACTTAACAAACTGCTGAGAAACTTCTCTCAATTTATTAAGGGATGTCTTATCATCAATTTGGACATAATGGCGTCTGCCACACTTGGGGCAATCGTAATACGTAAGAAATATTGATTGTCCATTTACATTGAACTCTTTTTTATAAGTAACTGCATTTGCTGCATCACCTGTTGTGATTCGAAACTTTTCTTTGCAATCTTCACACTCAACAAGCAATGACATTGTTTCTTTATCGATTGTACTCATTTGATTTCCTCCTTTTCTTGGAAATTGGTCCACATAACCACTTGTTTATATTATACCATATTTTTCCTGGCTTGTACACATCTTTTTTGAAAAATATTTGAATTATTTTCGAACTTATTTCAAATATATCCAAAGCTTCATTTTGATGTATATTCTCCAGAGGTCCAGATTTAATCCAGAATAAACCTTTTGAAATAAATATATAAATTATAATATAATATCATAAAATTCATTCTGGGGTTATCTGAGTTAATCTGGATTATATCCAAAGTCCTTGGTAATCTCTGAGCATTGTAATCGACTTGATGCTTGTATATGCGCTAAATAACGCGCTTAAAACAACTATTATGCTATACGGTCATAAAACTTTGACTGTGCTTTCATAAAATTCTCAAATTGCCGTATCAAATACGATGGGGTTTCTTTCTTATGCTTCCAGCCTTCTTTGTCACGATAAAAATAACCACTATCTAACCAATCAATCTTTCCAGTTGTCATTATTTCATACTCCTTTGAACTTCTTCTATTATCAACCTTGATAGTTCTTGTGCTTTATCGCCATTAGCATACGCATCACCAAAAGCTTCAGCAAACAATTCATGCTCCGTTGTAACTGCATAGTGACTAATGCTTTCTGCTGCATACTGATAATCAGGAATAAACGCATCCATTGCAGATTTTGGGTGCTTTTCTACGTATCTTGCAACCGCATTATCAATTATCTTCTTTTCATCTACATTTAATGATATACCATGCCCGTACTCATGCGCTAATATAGATTCTGGAGTCGCATTTGGATGATAAGCTCTTATCCTACCTCCTATAGTCTCATAAAATGTCTTTTCATCTTTAAATACATTAGGATTTATATGCAATGAGCCATCTTCTGGCTTCACATAAGCATATGCTCCACTTAGAAGTTCTGTAAAATCATTTTCATCAGTACTGATAGAACTTATATTTGGCGTCATTCCAAATTTCTCAGTAAATTGCTTAGTCACACTATCAGCTAAATGACCAGCATAACTATTACTTA